TCGTTCTGCAGGCTCTGGACGCTGAGATATGTCGAGGGCTGTGGGAATAGGAGGTGTTGATCGGAGTCTAGAGACACGGGGTTGTTTCTTGGAGCGTAGATCTTGGCGAGTCGAAAAAGCTGGCGAAGGGGCGGGGGGCGTCGGCCAAGAATCTCAACGCAATGGGGGACGTCGGCAACCTCGCGGTTGAGCCATTTTCAAACCAAACAGCCCCGAACAGCCCCAAGGTATAAACAGCCCCAAGAAGCAGGTGTGGTAAGCTCTACGGGTAGAGCTAACGGAGAGCCCATGAAACTTAGCACCCATTTTAGGCGCGAAGAGTTTGCATGCCCCTGCGGAGAATGCAGGGCCAGCCACGATCCAGTTGTGGATCACACGTTGATAGAAATATTAGAAGATATACGAACGCACTTTAATAAGCCCATCACTGTCACCAGTGCATACAGATGCTACCGTCACAACGAGAAGGTCGGCGGAAAACCAGCATCACAACACTTAACAGGCCGCGCCGCGGACATCATCGTTAGGTCTCACCCCTCAGAAGAAGTCTTCGCCTACGTAACGGAGCGATGGCCTGACGAGTTTGGTTTTGGATCCTATGCCACGTTTACGCACATAGATAGTCGCGGCACGAAAGCGAGGTGGTAGTGGATCAATGGCACAAAGGTTGTAAACCTCCAAGGAAGGGGCCGAATGCAGATTATAAGTACAAATAAATTACAGCGAAGCACCCCGACCAGTGCAGGCTACGACCTATGCGCTGATCTCGACGAGCCAAGCACTTTGCAGCGAGGTGACATAGCGCTCATCCCCACAGGTATAGCGCTAAGCCTAGGAACTAAGGACTTAGTCGCTAAGATCTACGCCCGAAGCGACCTAGCTACTTTGTACGGGTTACGAATGAGTTCAGGCGTAGAGATCGTAGACGTGGGTTACACGGACGAGATATTTGTGCCACTAGTTAACAGTGGTTACGACGATTTTGTTATTAAGCCAGGGATGAAAGTAGCGCAAATGATATTCGAACGGGTAGTACATCCCAGTTTGGAAGAAGTAGACCAGTTCGGCGAGTTTATCGAGGGGACACCCTTTAACCCCGGACGATTACACTAGAAGGAGCAACATGGAAGTTGATGAGTGGTTAGAAAGGTACAGTTGGTACCTAGACCTAAGCCCTGCGCGCAGAGCGTGGGTTGCTAAATTGGTAGAAGAGATAACCCCAGAAGTATTTGTGGGTATGAAAGGGATTCAACAGGCACTGAAGGATCAGGATTTTGCATTACTAGCAGAATTGATCATAGCTTACGATGAGGTAAGTGATGATCTGGTAGAGGAGGTGAGCGTTGATGACGAAGGATACGGAGATTGATCCATGGTGGAACAGACCGAAACACTAACGGCCGCAGAGCTTAGCGCCCAGCGCTTAGCGCTAAGAGACGAAGACCGGAAGAAAAACGCAGGTAAACCTGGATATTCTAGGTTTGGTGTCAAGTTAGGAGGACGAGGTGGCACCGATATGGCCGCTAGGGCTAGAGCTAGTAGCGCTCAGCGCGAAGCTGATCGGAAGGAATTAGAAGAACGGAGGGCTGAGCGTAAACGCGTACATACGATTGAGTTAGCAGTTAACGCTAAAGCTAGGAAAGGACTTCCACGATTTAAAAAGGATCTACAAGAAATGGCGGCTAAAGATGAGGCGCAACGAGAGAAGATTAAAGATCAAGGTGTAATGCAGTCTCCGGAGGAGATACAGCAGTTACTCGTCGATTTGAGGTGCGATCCTATAGCGAGAATGGCGGCTATAGCAGAGAGGGCAGAGAAGGCCGGTGAGCTGAATACCGCGGCCAATCTGTATAAGGAATTAGCACAGTACGCTGCACCTAAAAGGAAGGCGGCTGAACCCAAGGTGATTAAGGATAAGAACCTTACGATAATGAGCGAGGAGGAACTATTGGCTGAGATAGCTCGCTTGGAGTCGTCCATTGGCTGAGGCAACGGAATCGCTTCTGGCAAGGGTACGGGCACTCAAGGAACTAGAGGCTCGGATGAAGGAATCGCAAAATACGTACGCAGCTTATGAAAAGCAGAAAGAGTTTCATGAGATAGGGATAGAGTACGCTGAGCGGTGCCTAATGGCAGGGAATCAGACAGGCAAAACATATAGCGGTGCTATGGAATGTTACTTCCATTTAAGTGGTAATTACCCTGAATGGTGGAGAGGGCTTAAGTTCGAAAAAGCTCCAGTTATATGGGTTGGTGGAGACACCGGTGAGACGATAAGGGATACGACTCAGCGCTTGTTGCTTGATAGGCCAGGGAAGTTGCAGGAAGATAGTTACGAGGGAATCCTCCCTAAACGGATTATCATCGGGGATCCTAAGCCTGCGCTTGGGACCCCGAACCTATTTGACCACGTTAAGGTTAGGCATACGACCGGTGCGATTAGTTACTGTTATTTTAAAGCCTACGCTAAAGGTAGGCAGAAGTGGCAGGGCGAAACCATCGATCTAGTCTGGTTTGACGAGGAACCACCCGAGGAGTTATACGCGGAGGGTCTGACGAGGACCAACCGTGGGCAACTCGGGCAAAGGGCTGTACTGACGTTCACCCCGTTGCTTGGTATGAGTAACGTTGTTGCTAAATTTCTACAGAGTCCTTCTCCCGCGCAGAAGGTGGTCAAGATGACCATCGAGGACGTCGGGCATTACACAGAAGCGGAGCGAACGTCTATCGTGGCTTCGTACCTAGAGCACGAGCGCGAAGCACGGGCTAAAGGAATACCCATAATGGGTAGTGGTAGGGTATTTCCTATCACTGAGGCTTCTATCATTGAGGAGCCCCTCCAGATGAAGGACCTACCTGGATGGTGGAAAAGCATCGCAGGGATCGATTTCGGTTGGCAACATCCGTCCGCCGCAGTGATGATTTTATACGACCCTGAGAACGATATAGTTCACATCCACGCGACACACAGAGAGAAGAACGCCACGCCTATAATGTTTGCGGGTGGCGTACGTACTTGGGGTGAAGCGATTCCGTTCTCATGGCCCCATGATGGGTTACAGCATGACAAGGGCTCAGGTAAGACTCTAGCTGAACAGTATAAGGAGGCGGGTATAAATATGCTTAATCAGCGGGCGACGTTTGATGACGGGTCGTACGGATTAGAAGCAGGACTCATGGATATGTTGGATAGAATGCAGACGGGGAGATTGAAGGTTTCTCGGATGCTAGCAGATTGGTGGGAGGAATTCCGGATATACCATAGGCGCAATGGAATTGTAGTTAAAGAACGAGACGATCTCATGGCCGCTACGCGCTACGGGATCATGATGCTTCGTTATGCGAAGCCGATAGTCGAGCCGATGAAACGGTACCCGACTACACCTAAAATAATTGCAGATATAGAGGTTGGCTACTAGATGGCACACGAGAAGAAAAAAGGAAAAGACGAGTCGAATCGGTTACAGACACTAGGTTACGGGTTAGCGCGTTTAGCTCAGGAACAAGTGGGTATTCGGCAGGTTACTGAGGACCGGTGGCTAGGTGATTTGGAAAGATATCAGGGTAAGTATGATGCGGCTACGGCTAGTAGGCTGACTGCTACCGGAGGTAGTAAAGCATTTGTTAACCTGACGCGGGCGAAAACGTCTGTGGCAGAAGCTAGGTTGTCCGATATGTTGTTCCCGTCAGACGATAAGAACTGGGGGATCCAGCCTACGCCGGTACCTAAATTGGCTAAAATGGCTCAGGATGCGGGTCAGGCGCGTAATACCTACGGCGAAGGAATGACTGATGAGCAAGGCCAACCAGTTAGTAATATGGACCTCGCCCAACAGGCTATACAGGATGGACTGGATCGCGGAAGGGCGATGGAGAAAGAGATAGATGACCAGCTAGTAGAGGCCCGATATCACTCTATAATGCGGGACGTCATACATGACGCTTGTGTGTTCGGTACTGGCATCGTTAAGGCGCCTATAATAACGGCGCGTAAACGGAAGAGTTGGCAGAATATGGGTGAAGGGGTTCACTCGATGGAAGCGGTAGACGAGTTCCGCCCAGGGGTTGAAAAGGTAAATGTGTGGGACTTCTTCCCAGACATGAGCGCGACTATAATCGATGAGGCTAATTTTATATTTGAGCGCAGGTACGTGTCTCGGAAACAGCTTATCGAGATGAGCGGAAATCCTGGGTACATGGCAGATCAGATTCGTGAAGCGATCAGGATGACTAGTACTGACAATGCTAGTAGCGGGGATACACATGTAGCGCGGCTGAGAGAGTTATCTGGATTAGCTACAGACATGACACAAGGCAGGTATGAGTTGTGGGAATATCATGGACCGTTAGATAAGGACGACCTAGCCTGCTGTGGATTTGAAACAGAGGGAGATGATGACGATTTAAAGATTAACGAGGCGGTCATTACGTTCGTTAATAACATCGTGATCAAGGCTGACGTCAACCCCATGGAGTCTAAAGATAGGCCCTATGCGGTGTTCTGTTACGAGTCGGACGATACGTCGATATTCGGTTTTGGATTACCTTATCTAGTTAGACATGAGCAACGTATAGCCAACGCCTCTTGGCGCATGGCGCTTGATAACGCGGCTCTGACTACTGGGGGACAGATTGTACTCAACCGAGAAGTACTGATCCCCGATGACGGGAATTGGTCTATTCGTCCGCGTAAGACCTGGCACGTGACCGACCCGACAGTCGACGTAAGGGCCGCGTTCCATACCCACGAGACTAGCTCGCATTTAGATGAGCTTCTCGCGATATACAACAGCGCTAGAAATATGGCGGATGATGTAACGGCGCTACCTATGTTAGCTCAAGGTGAAATGGGCGGGGCTCCAGATACCGCATCAGGAATGTCGATGTTGCTTAACTCTTCGAACGTAGTGCTTAGACGCGTGGTCAAAGCATTTGACGACGATGTGACTACGCCGCTAATTACTAGGTTCTATGACTGGAATATGCAGTTTAACCCTAAAGAAGAAATCAAAGGCGATTTCGAGGTTGACGCGCGAGGTAGTTCAACGCTACTAGTTAAAGAAACTCAGACCCAAGCGCTAGTCACTATGATGCAGTTGGCTGAGTCCCCAGTATTCGGACCTTTGGTAAAGCATGCAGAGTTATTTCGTAAGGTCGCTCAGGCTCAACACATCACGCCTCATGATGTTATCGTTTCTGACGAAGAGATTCAAGCTATGGAAGAAGCGCAGGCCCAGCAAGCGGAAGAGCCCCCACTAGAGGTTCAACTGAAGCAGATGGATATTCAGGCGAAGATCCAGATAGCGGAGATGGATGCTAAAATCGAGATGATGAAAATGGAGATGCAGGGTCAGGCATCGATGGCTCAGCTAGAAGGTAAGTTGGCTGAGACGCAAGTTAAGGAAGACAACAAGGCTAATATGCACATGTCAGAAATGGATTATGCGAGCAAGGAAGGTAAGGGAATATGATAGATGTAACATCTAGCACATGGACGGGCGTATTTGATTACGCGGTGAAGGAACTGGAGTCTATATCTAAGGCTCTAGAGAACCCTAAACTGGGGTTCGAGGATACGCAGTTTTACAGAGGTAAAGCTCACGCACTAAATATGCTGATCAAGCAACCCGAGCGGGAACGGACAGCACACATGGATGTAAGTGATTTTCAAGTCTAGGAGACAAAAGTGGCAGAAGAAACGGAAGTTGAAGCGGTAGAACCAGAAGCCGTAGTTGATGATTTTGAACAAGGATGGGCGGACGCAGTAGATGATAAACCTCAGATGGAAGAGCCCGGTGATGAGCCGGTGGAAGAGCCGGAAGCTGTCACAGATGAACTCGATACAGCGGAAGGTACAGATAGCGTCGAAAATGAGGAAGTTCTCGACGATACGGTGGAAAACGGTTGGGAAGGAATCCCAGAATCATATAAAAAGGAATATGAGGACGCTCAAGCCAAAATTAAAAACCTCGAGCACTCCGTGGCATCGGGGAATGGTCGAGTATCTGCGCTTTCTAGAAAGTTGGCTGACGCAGGAACACCCCAAGTACAACCTATGCAAGAGGGTATCACTCCAGATGCTGGCAAGTTGTGGACTAATCTCAAGGAAGAATATCCAGACATAGCTAATGGGACGGATGAACGCTTCCATGAGATGGAGTCCAAAATCGATAAGATGGTGGAGGAACGTCTAGCGCCACTACGTCAGATGGAGGAAGATCGGTACGTCGATTCTCAGCTTAATATAGTTACACAAGCGTACCCCGAATGGCAGGAAACGATCGCTACGGAGGACTTCGATAAGTGGGTCACGGAGCAACCGCTAAAGGTGCAGGACTTACGCAAGTCGTATGAATCGGAGGATTACATTTACCTCTTAAAATGTTATAATGGAGATAAGTCTGAGCAAGTCGAAGAGATCCGATCTTCGCGTGAAAACACGTTGAAAACCAACGTGGCTGTCCCTAAACGGGGACGCTCTAAACCGTCTGGACCCCCAGATGATTTTGAATCGGCATTCGCCTATTACGCAGATCAGGACTAGTCGATATTGTAGGGCACGACCCGACCCCTTAACTGCGGTTGGGTCCGCTACCTGAGACACGGAAGTATAGTAAGACGGATACTGTCAAGACGCACTAGCCTCTAATACCACAGCCCCTCTTTAGAAGAACTTCAAACGTATATTCGTTTATCTTTTAAATTGAGGGAAACTCATGGCTCTAACCAATTACGGGCACATTAACCAGCGTACAGCAGCGTACGCGGCTAAACAAATGCTTGCCCATGCGGAACCAATTCTGGTTCTATCTAAATTCGGACAGTCTAAACCACTGCCTAAAAACACTGCGGACACGGTCAAATTCCGTCGTCCAATTCCATTTTCTGTATTAACTACACAGACCCCACTTGTCGAGGGTGTTACACCTGCCGAGCAACAACTAAGCTATGAAGATGTAGCTGTTCAGTTGAAGCAATATGGTGGCGTGACTAAAATCACTGACGTTGTACAAGACTTAGCGGAAGATCCTGTTCTTTCTGACGCGTCTATGTTGTCAGGCGAACAAGCGGCTGAAACTATCGAGATGTTAACGTGGGGCACCATCAAAGGCGGCTCAAACGTATTCTTCGATACAGCGGCTCATACTTCTCGTACAGCTGTAGATTCTAAAATTTCATTGAATCGTCTACGCGCGATTGTTCGTAATTTGAAGTCTAACCGCGGTAAGCCAGTAACCCAAATCATGGGTTCATCTGTTAACTTCGCAACTCAATCAGTAGAGGGCGGTTACATCGCTTTCTGTCATACCGATTGTGAAGCTGACGTTCGTGACTTACCTGGGTTTACTCACTTAGCGGACTACGGTTCTAGAAAACCATTGTGCCCAGAAGAGATCGGTTCAGTTGAAAGCATCCGCTTCATCATGACCCCTCTACTGACTCCTATTGCGTCGGCAGGCGCGGCAGTCGGCTCATCAGGCATGGTTGCTAGCGATGATGCTAACGTTGACGTTTACCCTGTTGTGGTAATTGCGAAAGGCGCGTACGGCTTGGTTCCTTTGAAAGGTGCTAAAGCGATCGTACCTTCAGTATTAAATCCTGGTACTCCAAGTAAGTCTGACCCTCTAGGTCAGGTTGGTTTTGTTGGCTGGAAAGCGTATTTCGCTTCAGTCATCTTGAATCAAACATGGATGGCAAGATTAGAAGTGGGTGTCTCAGACATCTAAATGGAAGCGGAGGGTCCCTTCGGGGGCCCTCTCTTAATTAGTACAGGGAGCAGTAATGGCTACAAAGAAAGAAGTTGTAAAAAAGGAAAAGGAAATTCCGGTTAAGGAAGTCACTAAAGGTACAAACTACGTGACACTCGTCGTACATAAACAATCCGGTGATACCGGATCCTACGATGTACCTGTAGGTGTGAACGGCAAAACTTGGCTAATTAAGAGAGGGCTTGAGGTTCGAGTTCCAGACTATATTGAAGAGGCGCTACGACATGCACTTCAGTATGAGATGGGGTACGATCCAGAGAACCACTCAACTCCTATCAACGAAGTATTAACTTACCCCTATAGCGTGGTCGGATGAAGTTAGAAGCGTTTTACAAATTCATAACACCCGAGGCAATGGGTTGCCCCGATATGGTTATTGACAGGGCCGTGTTAGACGCGGCTAGGGATTTTTGTAGACGCACGGACGCGTGGAGGGTAACTTCCACCGCGTCACTAATTGCGGATAAAACTAAGTACGAAGTACAGGTGCCAGACAAGGCAGATGTAGTACGAATACTGAATGTAAAAGTAAACGGCGACTATCTTAGATCAGCAGGGGAAGTGTTCAACCACAACCCGTTCTCTGAATCGTGGGGCAGTGCTAGTAGCGGATATAGATTTAGTCACTCTACAGACTGGCCCAATCTTGTGGAATTAATAGAAGCACCGAAAGAGTATGTCAAAAAAGGCATCGAGATTGATGCTTCGGTAACCCCGCAGTTTGACGCAAATGAAATCGACGATGCTTTGTTCCAGAAATGGTACGAGCCAATAGTCATGAAAGCGAAACACCTACTCTTTATACAGCCAGGAACTTCGTGGGCTAATGGGGAATTGGGGAGTTACTACTTCCAGTTATACAGTAAAGCAGTTGCTCAGTCTGAGTCTCAAGGACGCAAAGAGTACACGAGTAAAGATACCGGTAACCCCGTTATAAATTCAATATGGTGATAAATGAAAGCTAAAAGTATAGTCGATCGTGCAGGCATTATCTTACACGATACTACAAAAGTAAGATGGCTAGAAGCCGAACTTCTAGGGTGGCTAAACGATGCACAGCGGGAGGTAGTACTACTCAGACCTGACGCTAGTATTACGAATGACAACGTCAATCTAATAGCGGGGACTAAGCAGTCGTTACCCGCGTCTGGGATTCGCGTCATGGACGTGGTACGGAACACGGACGGTAATGCTATTCGTGTAATCGACCGAAACGTACTAGATGCTCAACAACCTAATTGGCATCAAACAAGCGCCAATAACGACGTTGCACATTTCATGTTTGATCTACGTGACCCTAAGCATTTCTATGTATACCCGCCACAGCCAACAATCGCAGAAGGCGAAACAGCAAACCAAGTAGAGATAATCTATTCCGCGTCACCTCAAGATGTAACGTTCACAGCGCCAGCAACTCAGTTAGACGATGAGGACGTGGCTCTCGATGATATATACGGCAACGCTATCTTAGATTACGTCTTATATAGAGCGTACAGTAAGGATGCGGATTTCGCGGGGAACGCTCAACGTGCACTTAAGCATTATGAAACGTTCGTACAGTCGCTAGGATTGAAGTTCCAAGTAGACCGTCTAACAGATCCTAACTTCCAAGGCGCACCGGTTCCACAGCAACCACAATAGTAAGACACACCGCATGGCCAATGCTGAGAATAACCTCCGGAGGAGTAAAATATGGCTTATTACGAAACGATCAAGTTGGTGGCAGGCGATACTAAACCATCACTAGAATTCACCATACGAGATTCCACCGTTGCGGCGGCAGGTAAGACGCTAAACGCGGACGATCCTACCACTTGGGAGCTAGTCAATCTGACGGGTTCTACGGTAATGTTCAAGTTCCGAGCTCTAGGCGACGACGTCTTCAGTGCCATTGAATGTATCATCCACGATCAAGCGAGTTATATAGGCCAGTGCGTAATGAACTGGGCCCCTACTACTCTAGCGGTTGAAGCAGGTACATATGAAGGCGAGGTCGAAGTAACTAGTGCTGGAGGTACCCAGACCGTCTTCGATAAGCTTAAATTCAAGGTACGTGACGACTTCTAATGTATCGGTTAACGATACCGATCGGACTCTATGAGGTAGAGTCCGCCAAGGAGTCTAACCTCACTGCGTCGGCAAAGGTTCTTAGCAACCTAGAGGTCAGCCAACGTCATACTATACTCCAGTCCCCGCACAGGCTGGATTACGATCCTAAAAGTTCTCGTAAACTCGAAGAAATACCAGTATCACTGGTACAGTCTTTCGAGTTCTTTAGACGTGATGCGGACGAATCACCGGTTCTAGAGTACATATCCGTTTTTACGGAAAAAGATCTTATAGATGCCACAGGACAATCAGACGTATTCTCGCGAATAGTGTTCTACGATAGAGTATTCTCTGAATACCTATCCTTAGATGACTTCGCATCTATAGATAAATACTTCACCGGAAATAAGACCAATGTATTCGGATTCACAGATGACGATGTTTGGTTAGTCGGTAAAGGTCTATCCGATGATTTCGTAGCACAAAGCGCGGCGAACCTAGGGTGGATCAAACGGGTTCTCGCCTCTGAGAACTATGCCCCCGCCATTGATGAAATGGGATGGGAGTTCCGTAAGCCACATGTCCAACATGAGGTAGACGCCGACTCGTATACATCTTTACATTCTGGACGGGGTTTATCTAGCGGTACATCTCACGCGTCTAACATCGATAGTATCGATACCGTTAAGGGCCTAGACGATCCTGCGCCGACTGAATCCATTTTAAGCAGGGACGTCACCAAAGAATTCAGAACACTCCCCTCATCGCAGTGGTTACGACACGAGTGGGTACCCAATCCCGGCGGCGGCTTCTCTTTCATCTCCATACCTCACTTCGGTCGGGAAGAGGTAACTGTAGACACAGGGTCTTCCGCTTACTTCGATCATATGACGAGCAAGATGGTGTTCAACAAAAGGGACCCATCGAAATGGTTATCACGTACTGTACTACCTGACGCTACGGATTCCGCAGAGGTATCTGAGGACTCGTGTTCCGTAGTACCTAATATACAACGGTGGAACGAGTTTAACCTCAACCACTGGGACCCTACTCAGTACGCTTTCGCCGTCGAGAAACTCATATTCGACTATATAACACTGGACGACTTTTCTACTATAGAGAAGCACGTCGAGACGAAGCCTTACCTTGATGCTAACGGACAAAAGACTAACTACGCTTTTATAACGTCTCAGTTAGGGTTTGATATATCTAGGTCCATGTCGGAAGACAGTACAAGCATCATATCTGATGAAGTACTAGAATTATCTAAAGGTCTAGCTAGCGATACCACTCCTACAGTAGACCAATCATTCATCGTAGATAAGAAGGCCGATGATGATCAGGCCGTACTGTTCTGGGAGATCGATACGGAGTTCACCGGCGGTCATTCGTCTGATACCCCACTCACGGATTACTGGTTCGATACAGATACCACTAAAGGGATCTCAGATCACCTCAATATGCACCACTACTGGAATTGGGTAGGGTGGCATTTCGAACGAGAAGTAGACAATACATACGAGACGCGCGAGGTCTACCATAATAACTGGACGGGTAATACGTGGTACGGACCGTATTACACAGTGGACCCGGATTCGGTGGAGTTTACGGATGAAGTCACTACGATATTAGACTTTGGTCGCGTGTTCGATGACCCGATAGTTCTAGTAGAAGATTTCAGCTATACATCGTACCGGCTTCTGTCGGAGTCTTTCGACGACGGTGTCAGTGTCGTTACCCAGAGCCAGACGTTCCTCAACGAGTCAGATACTACCGATACACAGGGCACATCGGACGAGTACGACTTCGTCCAAGAGAAAGCCCTCATAGATGCAACAGGGTCAACAAGCACATTAGTACGAGCAACGGAAATAGGTCTAGCGGACGAAGCGCCGGTAACCGAATCAATCACCGTAGAGTTAATCTCCACGGCGGTCGTCGCATCCCGCACATTAGGCGGAACGACGTTTAACAGTAACACCCTTAACTAAATTAGGAATTAGAATGATCATAGAAAACCTTAAGTTCACAGGCGCTTTGTCTATCAAGATAAATGACGAAGTAGTCCAGGAAACGCACAACATGGTTGTGACTAACGGTAAATCATGGGTCGCGGCCCGCATGAAAGAAACGGGTAGACCGAACCAGATGTCGCACATGGCACTAGGTTCAGGCACTACGGCGGCATTAGCAAGCCAGACAGCGTTAGTCACCCAGATCAACGATAAGGAAGCACTCACAACCGCAGGTGGAACGGTAGCCGGTAACGTTACAACGTACGAATGTACTTTTCCAGAGGGTAC